ATGGAGATGATCACGTCAGATATAGTGGAAAAACTTACCACAGAAAGAACGGTAAAATAAAGTATAACGGAAAGTGGCACGAAGAGGGGAGCAAAGCGTTTCCTTGGGAAAAAGCTGCTTATAAAAAATAGTAACATGGGATATAAAATGAAAGGCTGTATGTACTCTAAAAAATCACCTTTAAAACAAAAGAAAAAAACAGTTGTAGGTGAAAACACTGATGAGTTAAAAAGAGATAAAAAAGGTAATAGCTATGCATTAAACATGTATGACCAAGCTGATGGTATAAATAAAGGTGACACTATATTTGCTCCTGATTACAAGATACCAACTAGCTATGGTTATATAGAGGGTGGAGATTATGACGCTACGGAAACTAAAAGTAGTAAAAAAAGAAAGAAAGGACCTAGATCTTACAATATAAAAACAAAATAATATGACGTTTAAAATGAAAGGGTTTTTATACCCAGGGAAATCCCCGTTAAAACAACAAGGACCTATACCTGAAAAAAATCCAGATTTAATGAAAGGTGAAATGGAAGGAACGTGGGTTTACAAGGGTAAAGATAAAAACGAAAGAATTATTGATTTAGAAGATAGAGCTGAGTTTGCTTCAAGCGATGCTGAAGGTGCTGAGGGCAAAGAAAAGAAGAAACACTTGGCTAATGCTAAAAAACTTCAACATGAGGCTGATATTATTAGAAACAGAAAGCCAGATAAAAAACAAAAGTAATGAGTATATTAACAAAAATATTTTCTTCTGGAGCAACAGAGCTTATAAAGGGTGTTGGTGGTGTTATAGACAATCTACACACGTCGAAGGAAGAAAAGCTAGCTGCTGAACTTAAGGTTAAAGAGCTTATAGCTAGTTACGAGGCTGAAATGCAAAAACAAGTTACAGAAAGATGGAAGATGGACATGCAGTCAGACTCTTGGCTGTCCAAAAATATAAGACCATTAGTATTAATTTTTTTAGTAGTATCAACAGTGTTATTAGTTTTTATAGACGCTGGTGTTATAGCTTTTGAAGTTAAAGCTTCTTGGGTAGACTTATTACAATTAGTATTAATAACCGTGATCGGTGCCTACTTCGGAGGACGTTCACTTGAAAAAGTAAAAAAATAAATTATGGCAACAAATTACAACTTTGATCCGTTAGGATCTATGGGTAGCGTTTATACTGACGCTAATAGCGCTGTTATACCGCCGCAGGGAATGGTTATTACAGCTATACAATTTTTAGCAGACAATATATTAACTGAGTTACTAGCAGAACAACACCCAGCTGGCGTAGCCGCTGGACCAAAGTATATTAGTACAACTGTCGCTCATGCGGCTGGTGACGCTAGTCAAGCTTGTGGTAATGGTAATTCAGTTGGGCCAACAATAACAATGACTGGTACTAATGCAGCTGTTAAAGTAGGACAAAGAGTTACAACAGCAACACCAAGCGCTACATTTCCATCTCACCACGATTATGCCACAGGTATTGACCCTGTTTTTATTACAGCAATATCAGCTAACGGTTTAGTTTTAACACTATCTAGAAACGTTGCACTTTCTAATGGTACTAACATGGAGTTTTCAGCTCCTCTTGGCACTGGTCACGGTGGTATAGAAACTGACAATGCTGTTTTTCCAAAAGGTTTAACTATATATGGTAGATGGACAAGCGTTAAAGCTACACCTGATGCAAATGGTGGTATAATCTGTTACTTCGGAGTTTAATGTTAGGCTTAAGTTTAAATGGACAAGCTTCACGCTCTTCAGCCGTAGTTATAGAAGATTATTTATGGTCTTCCGTGACAGCTGGCGAAATAACACCTAGATTTAGTGACGTTAGACTAAGCAATGTTCAAGACTTTAATGATGCTTGGGATATAGGCGAAGTAGGTAATTCCACTGGTGGTGACGCTGGTGGAGGGATGTTTAGTACTGCTTCAAGAAATCACATGATGCCAGCAACAGACCCAAACCCAAATTACTTTTCTGATGACGAAGGTTATTGGGTTGTTACAGAGGCAAACAACTTAGCGATGACTGATGCTGAGGACATGAGGGTTGGTCAAGACGGGGATAGTGATACAGAGTTGACACCAATAGCTGTAGGAAACTTCCCTATTGGAGATGGAAATTACGTATAAAAATAAATAAAAAAATAAGATATGGCAACACCAAGTGTAGTACCTAGAGCCGACGGCGAGGGTAAAATAGGAACATCAATAAAAAGATGGTCTGAAGGTCACTATGACCAGTTAGAGTTAGGACATCCAACTAGACCTATAACAGGTTACGAGTCTTTTATAATATGCGCGTCAGACGAAACAACAGCTATAACAACTGGAGATGACAAAGTTAGGTTTACAATGCCTTACTCATTTCACGTAGAGGAAATAAAAGCAACACTAAGCGCGACTAGTACTAGTGGTAATGTTACTGTTCAGGTTACTGAAAACGGTGCTGCAAATAACATAACATCAGCGGCTATATCAATAACTGCAGGCGCGGTATTAGGAACTACTACTACTTTTGGTAGTGGCGGTGGAACAAATCCAGATGCAAATATACCAGAGGATGCTGTTGTAGGTGTAAATATAGATGGCGCTGGAACAGCTGCTAAAGGTTTAAAAGTAATGATAATAGGATACAGAAGTAATCACACTTTATAATGAGTAATATAATTATAAATCCATTTGCTTTTGGTGGCTTTCACAACACCACAACTAACACTCAATCATTTTCGTTTGATGGGGCGGGTGATTTTCTCTCTCGTGCAGATGATAATAACTGGGATTTTATAGATGGCAGTGCTACTGGCACCGATAACGAGAAGCATAGTTTTTCTTTTTGGATGAAGAGAAACGTGGCTAATGGTACTTATGGTATAATTTCAAAATATAGCGGAGGTGCTAATAATTCTTATAGACATTTCTACCACACCAGTGGGAGTGGTGGTTTATTCTTAGATACTTATCAGGGGTCTGGTAGTGCTTACAAAAGAAGAGTTATTGAAAATCAATTTAACACCAATTGGGAGCATCACGTTTGGGTTCACGATGGAAATCCTACAGGTTGGAAACTTTACATAAATGGAGTTCTACAAACTGACACTAATAATACGGGTGGTACTGGTGGTGAAATGGTTGATACAGCTGCTGCTGTTTATATTGGAAAAGCAAGTGGCTTGTCTGATTTAGCTGGTAAGATGTGTCAGTTCATGGCTTGGAAAGGTATTGAGTTAGACCAAGCAGCAGCGACATATCTGTATGCCGGCGGTACAGCAATGAGAAACCCAACGTTAGCAGGTAATCAAGGAACTGGAGTTTACACACAAACACAAGCAGACGGTTTGTTAGTTTGGTTACCCATGGACGATGCTAATGGTGCTGATGATCACTCGGGGTCAACTCATGGAACACATAATTTTACAAAAAACGGTAACTGTGACGTTACAACAGGAGCGGGTAACGTACCATTCTAATAAGTTATCTACAATACGTGTAACTATATAGTTACAAAATAAACTTAAATTAAATATAATGTCAAAAAACACAAGTAAAATGATAAAAGAACTTAAAGGTATTAAACCTGAAATTATCAAAAAAGAAGAATTAACTAGATTAAGAGAAATAGTTGGGGCTATAAACGAAAACAAAATGGGCATAGGAACGCTTGAAGCCCAAAAACATAGTCTAATACACCAGTTAGCTGCGATAAACGAAAGATTAACAGTTATGCAAGATGAACTAATGAAAGAGTATGGTACTCTAGATATAGACATAAACACTGGTGAAATAAAATATAATGAAAATGACGAAGCTAATAAGAAAGATTAGTATAGGTAAAGACTACAAAAATGATGCTATGCATTATGCTGTTGGTCAAGAAGTATACGGTGGACATAAAATATGTGATATAGTAGAAGAGGAAACTAAGTTTTCTGTTTACATAACAAAAAACAAAGAGGTTTTACCTTGGAAAGACTTCAACAAGAACATGGCTGTATCTGTAGAGTATAACTTACAATATTAAAAATTATGGCATATAAACAAGCAGGGTGGTCTCCATTTACAAAGCTAGATGATAAGGCTAGAAAGAAAGAAATAAAAACTTTCATAAAAAACAACATGGATAAAATGTCTGACGCTGAAATGATGAAAGCTGTTAGATCAAAATCTGATAATAAGACTGAGTACAATTGGAACGTTAAAACCAAAGAAGTAGAAGCTCATGATTTATAATGAAAAGCGTTTATAACTTTGTTGTTGAGCCTATTGGTGGTAGATATAATAATACTAAAAATGTTGGTGATTCTGAATTGATATTAAACACAGAAATGTACAATCACAAGTATGTTAATAGAGAAGCCAAAGTATTATCATCGCCTATAATAACTAATAGTAATATAAAAGTTGGTGATAAGGTTATATTACATCACAATGTTTTTAGAAGGTGGGAAAATCAGTATGGTGAAGAGAAAAACAGCAGAAGCTATTTTGAAGAAAATAAATATTTTGTAAATGAAGATCAAATATTTTTGTACAAAAGAAATAAAGATTGGATAGCACCAAAAGAATATTGTTTTATAAAACCAATCAAAAGCATAGACAACTACGATAATAACAGTGAAAGACCTTGTATAGGTATAGTTAAGTATTCTGTAGAAAAAAGTTTAATTGGTTGTTTAGTTGGTTTTCACCCTGGTTCTGAATACGAGTTTGTTGTGGACGGACAAAGACTATATAGAGTTTTATCAAATTTAATTACAATAAAATATGAATATCAAGGAAACGAAGAAGAATATAATCCTAGCTGGGCAGAAAGCAGTTGAAGAGCTAATTAAAGTAGCTAAAGAAGCAATCGTTGATTCAGACGATGATATATCAGCAGATAGACTTAAAAATGCAGCTGCGACAAAGAAACTCGCTATATTTGATGCATTTGAAATACTTAACAGAATCCAAGAAGAAGAAAGCTTACTTGAAGGTAGATCACCTGAGAAAAACAAAGAGCAAGTCTTTAAGGGTTTCGCAGAAGGTAGATCAAAATGAAGTACGAGCAAACACTAGTAAAAACGATAGATCCTGTTAAAAAAACAACAATAAGCAGGCTTAATAAAAACAAAAAATGGGAATATGGATACAATAAAGAGCATGATATCGTGGTTATCTCTAAAACTGGAAAAATTGGACAAGTGGTGGAGATTCAAAATTTGCGAATTGGGTTGCCGCTTGAACCGAAAACAGTGTACGTGCACCCTAAAAACAAATGGGTAAAATTAGATCAACCACAAGAATTAAGTAGGTTAAAAAATATATTCGACTGGAGAAGTTATCCTGAAGAGCAAAAAGAGCAGTGGTTTGATTACATAGACGAAGAGTTCAAGAGAAGAGACGAAGGTTTTTGGTTTACTAACAATGGTAAGCCAACATACATAACAGGCGCTCACTATATGTATTTGCAGTGGAGTAAGATAGATGTAGGCGCACCGGATTTTAGAGAGGCAAATAGATTGTTCTTTATATTTTGGGAAGCTTGTAAAGCAGATAAAAGATGTTATGGGATGTGCTATCTTAAAAACAGACGTTCTGGATTTTCTTTTATGTCGTCAGCCGAAGCGGTTAATCAAGCCACTATATCAAGTGATAGTAGATATGGTATATTATCAAAAAGTGGAGCTGATGCTAAAAAAATGTTTACAGACAAGGTAGTACCTATTAGTATAAACTATCCATTTTTCTTTAAACCTATTCAAGATGGTATGGACCGTCCTAAATCCGAGCTCGCTTATCGTGTACCTGCTAGTAAGTTTACTAGAAAAAAGATAACAACAAACGAAAAGCTAGAGAATATAAAAGGCTTAGATACAACTATAGATTGGAAAAATACTGGAGACAATAGTTATGACGGTGAAAAACTAGCGTTACTAGTACATGATGAAAGTGGTAAGTGGGAAAGACCTGACAATATATTAAACAACTGGAGAGTTACAAAAACATGTTTACGATTAGGTAGTAGAATTATAGGTAAGTGCATGATGGGTTCAACATCTAACGCTTTAGATAAAGGAGGCGATAACTTTAAAAAACTATACAATGCAAGCGATGTCTCAAAAAGAAATAGAAATGGTCAGACAAAGTCTGGTTTATACTCTTTGTTTATCCCAATGGAATGGAACTACGAAGGATTTATTGATGAGCACGGAGTTCCAGTTTTCACTACTCCTGATGTCGACGTGTTTGCCCCAGACGGTGAACTGATAGATGTAGGCGTAATAGATAACTGGCAAAACGAGGCTGATGGTTTGAAGGGTGATCCGGATGCTTTAAATGAGTTTTACCGTCAATTTCCTCGAACTACAGAGCACGCTTTTAGAGATGAGGCAAAAAACAGTATATTTAATTTAACAAAAATATACGAGCAGATAGATTACAACGAAGAGCTTGGTAGAAGTTTGGGTATAACAAAAGGTAATTTTCAGTGGGTAAACGGGGTAAAGGACTCTAGGGTTATATTTTATCCAGACATAAATGGTAGGTTTAACATATCTTGGGTTCCACCTCAACCAATACAAAACAATGTAGTTATAAAAAATGGTATACGATACCCTGGAAACGAGCATGTTGGTGCTTTTGGTTGTGATAGTTACGATATCAGTGGTACTGTAGATGGTCAAGGTTCAAAAGGAGCACTACACGGATTAACAAAATTCTCCATGGAAGACGCTCCGGCTAATAGTTTTTTTCTTGAATACTTAGCTAGACCGCAAACAGCTGATATGTTTTTTGAGGATGTTTTAATGGCTTGTGTTTTTTATGGCATGCCTTTGTTAGCTGAAAATAATAAACCAAGATTATTGTATTACTTTAGAAGAAGAGGTTATAGAGGTTTTAGTATGAACAGACCTGATAAAGTTTGGAACAAGCTATCTGTAGCGGAAAAAGAAGTAGGTGGAATACCAAACTCTAGTGAAGACATTAAGCAGGCTCATGCCGCTGCTATCGAGATGTATATACAAGATCACGTTGGTATGAAGCAAGATGGGACACATGGTGGTATGTATTTTAACGTAACACTTAACGACTGGAGTAGGTTTGATATAAATAGAAGAACCAAGTATGACGCTTCTATAAGTTCTGGTTTAGCTATAATGGCTTGTAACAGACATTTGTACAGACCTAACCCAAGATTAGAAAAACAAGAGTTAAACTTAAATATTTCTAAGTATAACAACAAGGGAGTAAATTCAAAAATAATTAAACGATAATATGGCTGAGTCAGTACATGCAAATTTTCCTTCACAAGTAGTTAGCGACCTAGAAAAATCAACTAAGGAGTATGGTTTAAAGGTAGCAAAAGCTATACAGAATGAGTGGTTCCACGGAGCTCACTCAAATAAATATCTTCATTCTCAAAACAAGTTTCACAATTTAAGACTTTATGCTAGAGGAGAACAATCAATACAAAAATATAAAGATGAGTTATCTATTAATGGTGACTTAAGCTACTTAAACTTAGACTGGACACCAGTACCTATTATATCTAAATTTGTAGATATAGTTGTGAATGGTATGGCTCAAAGAACTTTTGATTTGAAATGTTATTCTCAAGATCAATATGGTGTTAGCAAAAGAACTGAGTACATGGAGACTATCATGCGAGACATGAGAACTAAGCAGTTTAACGAGACAGCAAAGCAACAGTTAAACATGGATCTTTATAAGTCTGATCCAGACAAACTACCAGAAACAGAAGAAGAACTAGCATTACACATGCAGTTAACATATAAACAGCAGGTTGAGTTAGCTAACGAGCAGGCTATAAATACATTGTTAGAAGGTAGTAGGCATGAGCTTATAAACAGAAGAGTTTTGCAAGACTTAACTGTATTAGGCATAGGGGCAACTAAAACGTCATTTAACTGGTCAGAAGGTGCTAAAGTAGAATATGTTGATCCCGCTAATTTAGTTTATTCTTACACTGAGTCACCTTATTTTGAAGACATATATTATGTTGGTGAGGTTAAGACTATACCTATAAACGAGTTAGTTAAAGAGTTTCCTCACTTAAACCACGATGATTTATTAAAAATAAACAAAACAGCAAAAAGAGGTACTAACAGGTATGCTGCAACATCTACTAATGATATAAATAAAGTTCAAGTTCTTTACTTTAATTATAAAACGTACATGCACGATACTTATAAGGTTAAGACTAACAACGCTGGTGGTCAAAAAGCTATAGCTAAAGAGGATACTTTTAAACCACCAAAAGACGCTACGGATTATTCTAGAATACAACAGGTTATGGAGTGTTTATACGAAGGCGCTATGATACTTGGTACAAACAAGTTGATAAAATGGGAGAAAGCTAAAAACATGATGCGTGATAAGAGTGATTTTAACAAGGTTAGAACTAACTACTCTATAGTTGCGCCTAGAATGTATAATGGTAAGATAGAATCACTTGTAAGCAGAATAACAGGTTTTGCTGATATGATACAGCTTACTCACCTAAAAATACAACAGGTATTATCTAGAATGACTCCTGATGGTGTTTATTTAGATGTAGATGGTTTAGCTGAGATAGATCTTGGTAACGGAACAAACTACAACCCGCAAGAAGCTTTAAATATGTTCTTTCAAACAGGTTCAATACTAGGTAGGTCAATGACTCAAGATGGTGATCAAAATCCTGGAGCTGTTCCTATAAAAGAAATTAATAACGGTCAAGGCGCTGGTAACAAACTACAGGCTCTTATAGGTAACTACAACTATTACTTACAGATGATAAGAGATGTAACCGGACTTAATGAGGCTGCTAGCGACACACCGGCTGTAGACTCTTTAGTTGGCATACAAAAGATGGCGGCCGCAAACTCAAACACCGCTACAAGGCATATACTTCAAGCAAATCTATTCTTAACAGCAGAAACTTGCGAAGCCTTGTCCCTTAGAATATCTGACATACTAGAATACTCTCCAACAAAGGACGCATTCATACAGGCTATCGGCGCTCACAACATAGCGACTTTAGAAGAAATGAAAGAGTTGCATTTATATGATTTTGGTATATTTTTAGAGTTAAAACCTGATGACGAAGAAAAACAAGTTTTAGAAAACAATATACAGATGGCTTTGTCACAAAAACTAATAGATCTAGATGATGCTATAGATCTTAGAGAGGTTAGAAACTTAAAGCAAGCTAATCAACTCTTAAAGCTAAAGAGAAAGCAGAAAGCTGAAAGAGACCAGAAAATGCAACAACAGAACATAGAAGCTCAAGGTAAGTCTCAACAAGAAACTCAACAAGCTGCTGCTCAAGCTGAAATAGGAAAACAACAAGAGATGAACAAGTCAGCTATGGAGTTAGAGAAAACAAAAAACCACTTAAAAATAGAGTACATGAAACAAGAGGCTATGTTAAAAAGAGAGCTAATGGATCATGAGTTCGAAATAAACATGAAGCTTAGACAAGCTGACAACCAATCAGCAATGAGTAAAGAAAAAGAAAAGGACAATAGAAAAGATCAAAGAACAAAAATACAAGCTTCTCAACAGAGTCAACTTATTGATCAAAGAAAAGGTGAAAAAGAACCTAAAAACTTTGAGTCAGCAGGTAATGATAGTATGGGTGGAGGAGTTGAGATGGGAGGATTAACAAATAACTAATTTATATTTTATATTATGGAAGAAAACAAAGACAACGTAGTTGAGGAAACTACACAAGAAAAACAAACAGAAGAGACTCCTAAGATTGATGAGTCTAAGTTTGATAGCGCTGGAGATGACAGTGTTATTAAAATTGATTTAAGTCAACCACCACCTTCTAGTAAAGAAGAGGTTGTTGAAGAAGAAGTCATTGAAGAAACAGCAGAAGTTGATTCTGTTTTAGAAGAGATATCAGAAGATTCTACCGAAGAAGAAGTTGCTGAAGTAGAAGAGCAGATTGAGGAGGTTGTAGCTGAAGCAGAAGCAACGGGTAAACCTTTACCGGAGAATATAGAAAAACTAGTAAACTTCATGGAGGAAACTGGTGGTGATTTAACAGACTACGTTAAGTTAAACGAAGACATCAATGAGATGGACGACTCGGAAGTTTTACACAATTATTATAAAGAAACAAAACCTCACTTGGAAGATGAGGAGATTAATTTTTTGTTAGAAGACAACTTCTCTTTCGATGAAGAGTCTGATGATGACAAAGATATTAGAAAGAAAAAAATAGCGTTAAAAGAGCAAGTTGCCAACGCTAAAGCTCACTTGGAAGAGCGTAAATCCAAATACTATGAGGAAATCAAGGCTGGAAGCAAACTTACGGGCGAGCAACAGAAAGCAATTGATTTTTTCAACCGTTACGAAAAAGAGTCTGAACAAGCGATGGAAGTTCAACAAAGTCAAGTAGATACTTTTTTAAATAAGACTAATAATCTTTTTAACGACAAATTCAAAGGTTTTGAATATAACGTCGGTGAAAAAAAGTATAGGTTTAATGTTAACAATAGAAACGAAGTAAAAGACAACCAAAGTGACATCAACAATTTTGTCAAAAAGTTTTTGAACAAAGATGGTATGATGGATAACGCGGAAGGTTATCATAAGTCTCTATTTACAGCTATGAACCCTGATGTTATTGCAAACCACTTCTATGAGCAAGGTAGAGCTGATGCTATCAAAGATGGTGTATCAAAAGCCAAGAACATAGACACTAGTGCTAGAGGATCTCACAACGAGATTGAAGTTGGTGGTATGAAATATAGAATTTTAGGCGATGACTCAAACTCTTTAAAAGTAAAAATGAGAAGTAAAAAATAAATTATTAACCCATTAAAATATTAAAAAATGGCAATTACAGGCGTACCGGCTACTGGATATACTCCAGCGCCAATCAAACACGCTGTTACCCAAAACTATATTGACTTCGCTACATTAGGCGCGTCAGATGGTTGGGCACAGCAATACTTACCAGATCTTATGGAAAAAGAAGCTGAGGTTTTTGGAAACAGAACTATCTCAGGATTTCTTTCTCAAGTAGGAGCTGAAGAATCTATGACTGCTGACCAAGTTGTTTGGTCTGAGCAAGGTAGATTACACTTAGCATACACAGCAACAAGATCTGCTGATGTTGTTACAATTGTTAACGATGTTGACGGAAACGCTGTTGGTGTAAACCACGCAGTACGTGCAGGTGACATGGTTTTACTTTCTGACAATAACACTACGGTTAGAGCTTACGTTATCAACGTAGACCCAACTGCTGGTAACTATGCTGAAATTACAGTTAAACCTTATGCTACTATGGCTGGTGGTGCTGCTGCAAACATGAATGCTACTACATTAGGAACTGCTGGAATAACTTGTTTAGTTTATGGTTCTGAATATGTGAAAGGTTCTGTTGGTAGAGGCTTATCTAACGAGCCACAATTCAAATCTAGAACTAACAAACCAATCATCTTGAAAGATCAGTACAGCGTGTCTGGATCTGATGCTTCTGCAATCGGTTGGGTTGAGGTTTCTGGTGAAGATGGTCAAAATGGATACCTATGGTACTTAAAAGCTTCTGGAGATACTAGAGCTCGTTTTTCTGATTACTTAGAAATGGCGATGTTAGAGTCTCAAAAAGCTGCACAAACTATCACTGCTGCTCAGGTTGGAGCTACTGGTACTATATCTGGTACTGAAGGTTTATTCTCTGCTTTAACTACTAGAGGTAATCAAACTTCAGGTATTACTGGTGTTCCGTTAACTGATTTAGCTGAGTTTGACTTAATGTTAGCTGAGCTTGACAAAAACGGTGCAATTGAAGAGAACATGATGTTCTTAGATAGAACTACTGCTTTAGCTGTTGATGATATGTTAGCTGCTATGAATTCTTATGGTGCTGGTGGTACTTCTTTTGGAGTATTCAACAACTCTGAAGACATGGCTTTAAACTTAGGTTTCTCTGGTTTCAGAAGAGGTTCTTATGACTTCTACAAGTCTGACTTTAAATACCTTAACGACAAAGGTACAAGAGGTGGTTTAAACGATGCTATCAACAACGTTAGAGGTGTAATGATTCCTGCTGGTGTATCTTCTGTATACGATGAGCAATTAGGTAAAAACCTAAAACGTCCATTCTTACACGTGAGATACAGAGCTTCTCAAACAGATGACAGAAAGCTAAAAACTTGGACTACTGGTTCGGTTGGCGCTACTACTTCTGATTTAGATGCGATGGAAATGCACTTCTTATCTGAAAGATGTTTAGTTGTACAAGGAGCGAATAACTTCTTTATGTTAAACTAATAGTTAGTTTTTAAAAGAACCGGGGCTTCGGCCTCGGTCCTTTTTATTTTATTAATTTTATTATATATTATATTATGGCAAAAAAACAAGAAACAAAAAAAGAAAAGGTTGAATCGGTAAAAGTTGAAACTGAAACTGTTACTGTAGAAAAACCAAAACCAGTTGTAGAAAAACCTGCACCTGTTATTAAAAAACAAATAAAACCTGAATGGGAAGTAAAAGATCGTATATACGAGTTGAAAGGAGCTAGACCGTTAATGAAGGCTATTAAAACTCACAGTATATATTACTTTGACGAGAAAAAAGGTTTTGAAAGAGAATTGAAACACACTACAAATCAAAAAACTTGTTTTGTTGATGAGTTTCCAGAAGGATCTAGACAAGTGTTAGAGCACATTATATTTAGAAATGGTGTGTTAGCTGTGCCTAGAAACAAAGTAACGCTACAAAAGTTACTATCACTTTACCACCCAGATAGAGATAGATTGTGGTTTGAAGTAAATAAAGTTGAAGCAGCTAGAGAAGAAATACTAGATTTAGACCTGCAGTTAGATGCGATGAATATAGCTAGAGACATGGAGATTGATGACGCTGAAGCTATACTTAGAGCTGAGAAAGGTTCTATGGTGTCTAAGTTGAGTTCTAAGGAGCTTAAAAGAGATTTGCTTATATTTGCTAGAGAAAACGCACGTCTGTTTATAGAGTTAGCCTCTGACGACAACGTTTACTTGAGAAATATTGGTGTTAAAGCTGTTGAGGGAGGTATACTAAGATTATCTCCAGACAATAGAGCTTTTTACTGGGGTTCTAATGATAGAAAACTATTTGTAGTTCCTTTTGATGAGCATCCTTACTCAGCGTTAGCCGCTTGGTTTAAAACTGACGAAGGCATGGAAGTATTCAAAAGTATTGAAAAAAGGTTAAATTAATTACCTTTCATATTCCCCGGTGATTTTAAAGTCACTGGGGTTTTATGAAATAAACTAAAAAAACATCATGGCAATAAGTGTAGATACAGTATATCAAAGAGTGTTAGCGTTAGCTAATAAAGAACAGAGAGGTTATATAACCCCTCAAGAGTTTAACTTACTAGCTAATCAAGCTGAACTTGAAATATTTGAAATGTACTTTTATGACATGAACATAAGAGAAAGAGTAGATGTAGAGAGAGACCCGCATACTACTGAATCTGATATATCCCAATTGATAGGTTTAAAACTAAAGCCTTTCACTACTGTAGCTACCGTTACTGGTGGTGACACATTCCCCGCTGCATACATGATAGGTAGAATATTTTTCAACAATAGGCTTTGTAAAAAAGCAGATAGAAACGAAATAAGAAATATACTTGATTCAGTAAGACATAATGTTATATTAAAAAGAGATCCAATGTACTGTGAGTCTCTTACGAACGGTGATGACATAGAGGTATACGGCGCAACAAACGGTGCCAAAGCAACAACAGGTGTTACTTGTGAAGTTATAACATCGCCTACTGGCAACGTAGCTTGGGGTTATGTTGTGGTAAATGAAAAAGCTCTTTACAACGCGAACACTTCTGTTAACTTTAACCTACATGACTCTGAAGAAACAAATTTAGTTATGAAAATTGCTGAGATGGCTGGTATAGTTATAAACAAAGCTGGTTTTGCTAGTACGTTTGCTAGTAGAGATCAAAACGAATTACAAATTAAAAAACAATAAAACATGGGATTAGGATTACCAGGAGCTAATGATAGCGCTTACTATGTTGCTAATGGAGCGCATGGAGAATACCAGTATTTAACACTAGAAGATATAGTTGAAGCTTTTGTTGCGACGTATATAGGTAAAGACAAGATATGTGAAGGTGTCAATGTGTCTGACGTGCACTTCCACGCTACAAGAGCTTTGCAAGAATTAAGCTACGATACCTTAAGATCTATAAAATCTCAAGAGTTAGAAATACCACCCTCACTACAAATGTTACTACCAAGAGACTTTGTTAACTATGTTAAATTTACTTGGAGTGATTCTGGAGGAGTTGAACATGTTATATATCCTACTTCTAAAACTTCAAACCCAACAGATATTGGCTATACCGCTTCTACCGACACTTATGCTTTTACAGGTAGCGTTTTAAACTCAGACGAAGTGTCTGATACTGTTACAAACTTTAAGTCAGCTACACCTGTCGACAATCAAAACAACTCAGATGATGATGATTACGATTTATTAAATGGTCAAAGGTTTGGTTTAGACCCACAGCAAGCTCAGGTTAATGGTTCGTTTTTTATTGACTACGCTACAGGAAAAGTTCACTTTTCATCTAATATTGCTGGAAAAACTGTGATTATAAAATACATAAGCGATGGGCTTAGTACTGGATCTAAAACTGATGGTGACATGACGGACGGGGCTGCTGTTGTTCATAAGTTTGCAGAAGAGGCTATGTACAAACATATACTTTATGCTTGCTTGTTAGCTAGAAAAGACAGCTCACCACCAACATTACAGTTGATAAAAAAAGAAAGGTTTGCAGCTATTAGAAATGCAAAAATAAGATTATCAAACATTAAAATTGAAGAGATTACACAGGTACTTAGAGGTAAATCTAAAATTATAAAACACTAGAATATGGCTGAAATCAAAAGAACATTTTCTCAGAAAGGATTTATGAATAAAGATTCTGACGAGAGAATTGTCCCGCCCGGGCAATACAGAGACGCGAATAACATACAGGTTTCTACTTCTGACGGTTCTAATGTTGGTACAGCGCAATCACTACTTGGTAACATTGACGTGTCGGGGGATGTGGTTCCCGATAATTACAGTAAATGTGTTGGTGCTATTGCTAAACCAGAGTCTGATTTAATATACTATTTTGTTTTCTCAGGTGGAAACAATTATGGTAATGTTAATTTGACGCCTAATATAATGAAAGATTATATTATAGAATACAACACTAATAGTAAATCTAGTAAGTATGTTTTTGTTGACATACATAGCGTCGTTGGATCTGTTGTAGAAAACTCACCCGCACCTTACAATCACTTTATAATTGACGAATTATCTAACGCTAACATCAATGTTACTGGTGTTAGAATAGGTATGACTGTTTTTGGTACTTTCACAAACTCTACCGGTGGTAATATAGCTCACCCTATAACTGGTGCTGCTGTAGCTAACGGCGCTACATACTCTATAAGTACTTTTGATGGGGTTACTGTTACTGACATAAAACAAGAAGGAGGAGCCCCAGCTGGTTGGGAAATATGGACTAGCTTAGGTAGTGGTCTTCCCGCTACAACAGGAGATTTAATTAGATTTGTAGCTCCTAAGGTTTTAAAGTTTGGTCCTAATAATTTTATACCAGCTATAAATGTGTTAGATGATATGTTGTTTTGGACAGATAACTTAAATGAGCCTAGAAAAATAAACATAACACGCTCTCTACATGGTACTGGGGGTATAGCATACCTTCACAATGGTGGTGTAGCTGGTTTTTCCGCTGGTGCACCAACAGACTCTACTATGTCTAACATAGCAAATAACAATGATCATTTTCACACTAGGTTAGTAACCAAAGAAAATTTCCAATACAAGGTTTGTACTAACCCGGCTGGTAACAAAGCTAGATATATAGAAGAAGCTGATATCACTGTTATAAAGAGAAATCCAACAATGCCTTTAGAGTTGGAAATGTCAACTACTGAAATATCAAGAGAGAGCAGTGGTACTGCTAATCCTATATTTGCTAACTTATCGGGTGTTCCTTTTCACGATGGTACCGACCCATACACGGTTGGCCAAACGCTAACAGTTACCTTTGACTCTGTAGTTGACTTTAGAGAAGGTGATGTTTTAATATTTGTGCAAAACGATCCCGACAACGATCCTTCAAATTTTCCAACAGAAGACGCTTTGGTAAGAGCACTTGTTACATCTGGTAATACTGGTGGGCCTGCCAACGGTGGTATAACCGGCCCATATACTATAGAGATGCAAGCCGTTGACCAAACTCTTGGTAACACAGATATAAACTGGTATTGTAGATTAGAGCAAGCTAAACCTCTTTTTGAGTACAAGTTTCCTAGATTCTCTTACAGATGGAAGTACGTTGATGGTGAATACTCTACTTTTGCACCTTGGTCAGAGATAGCTTTTTTACCTGGAGATTTTGATTACCTACCTAAAAAAGGTTTTAACCTTGGTATGACCAATAACGTTAGATCGTTAAAACTTAAAAGATATTTTCAAGAGTTCAGCAATGTGCCTGGTGATGTAGTGGCTGTTGAGCTATTATATAAAGAAACAAATAAAGCAGTATGTTACACGGTTAAAGAAATAAAAAAATCAGACGGAGCTCCCCTTTGGCCAGACATGGCTGCCAACTGGAATAATAGAGGTGAATATACTATATCTTCAGAGCTGATACATGCCGCTGTTCCTGCTAACCAATTATTAAGACCTTGGGATAATGTCCCTAGAATCGCTAGAGCTCAAGAGATAACAGCTAATAGAGTTGTGTATGGTAACTACGTACAGAACTACGATATAGATGAAGCTATAGAGATTGATGTAGATTACGTTTCTACTGACATAGATAACTCTGGTAACGTTGATGGTATAGAAACACCAACACTATCCTGTAAGACTCTTAGAAACTATCAGGTTGGAGTTGTTTTTAGTGATTTTTACGGAAGAGAAACGCCAGTACAAGTACCTAAAAAAGGTGGTTCTGTAGCTATACCAAAAGGAGCTTGTATTACGTCAAACCAACTAAGGGCTCGCTTGATATCAGATCCACCTTCTTGGGCTGAAAAAATGAAGTGGTATATAAAAGAAACCTCTAACGAATATTACAACGTTGCTATGGATCGTTTTTACGATGCTGAAGATGGTAATGTTTGGATTAGTTTCCCTTCTGCTGAAAGAAATAAAATAGCAATAGATACATATTTAATACTTAAAAAACAACATGACAACCAAACAGCTGTTCTTGATAGAGCTAGATATAAATGTATAGCTGTTGAAAACGAGCCGCCTACATTTATAAAGAAGAATAGAAAATCTTATGGTATGGCTCAGGTTGATTTTACTACTGCTGGAAAACCTGAAATAGATAAAACCTTTATAATCGTTAGAAGGTCAGATTTTGAAGCAAACTTTAGTAACGCTGTTGATAAAGACGATTTAGAACTTAGAATTGGTGGTGTTGATGGTGGTACGGTTTTTACTAGTAACTTTTACGATGTAGCTGGTATAGCTCTAGGTGGTGGTACTTGGGCTAAAATAACCATAAAAGGTAAGTTTGAAAACGACGTTGCATTTGCCGCTGGCATGGACCCTAGCAATGAGATAAAATTAGAAATAGTTGAAAATCAAATAAAACATAAACCAGAGTTTGATGGAAGGTTTTTTGTTAAGATATATAAAGATTTAGTTTTAGAAAACGAACTCTTAACAGCTTTTAACGACACGTTGATTTATGCTGTTGTTGACACTATGCAGGTTGGTTATAGAAATGATCACGGTGGCTCAAACGAATCCACATGGACATCATGGAGAAACAATCACACAGGAGATCAGTACTCTACAAACAATAGGTGGTACTATGATTGTGAAGGTTCTCAAGATCAACAGAGTGGACAAACCTATGATAGCTCTCAACGTGGAGGTTGTTTTAACAGTGGTGGTGTTGGTTATTTTGAATTAGGATATTCTAATTTTAATCATAGTGGCGGTGTGTCAAGTCAGGGTAGTAAGTTTACAGTACCTTACGATAGACTTAAAAATGTTGGTGGATTAATAAGATGGTCACAAGACCCAACTCAAACTATATACACAATAGATGGTATACGTGGTAAAATTGCTTCAACTATAGGTGCTGGAATGAATTTGTTTGGCGGTGAAAGTGGTAGTAGTAGTAAGCCTTTAGTTGGTGATGCTGGTGATACAAAGTGGAATTATAGTAACGCTACTACTGACGATGATAATCAAAAAGTTGCTTACAGAATACGTTTAGGCTCTTTCAACGGTGGTCCAAACACATGGTTTCACGGTGGACTTGATGTTTCTACAGGTCCTAACGCGCCAACAAATCATAATTGGTGTCCGCTAGCATCTGATCAGTCAACATTTAATAATATGAACGCTGCTAACGAACTTTACACAGCTACAACTTATGGTACTGGTTGTAATCACTTTGGCGGTTATACGGGTAGGTTTTTAGATGGCTGGACTGACAATTCTAAGTGTATAAGTACTATAGAGTTTTTAGAGCCATTTATAGTAACAGACACAGAGGGTGGTCAAACTTTTAGTAGTGACAATCCAGCAATATGGGAAACAGAACCTAAAGAAGATGTGGGTCTAGACATATATTACGAGGCTTCGGGATGTATACCTATAAACTTTTCACATGTTACAAATGAAGAGTTAATACCTATTGGTAGTACGTTTAGTTTTCCTGGTCACTCAGCAGTTCACACGATTTCAGCTTTAAACGATGACGTCATAACATTTACACCTTTAGCCAACATAGCGGCTGCTGACGAGTCTTCTATAGTTATAACTAGATATGATAACTCCAAGATAACAGGTGTTATAAATAAAAGTGGTGGTGTTTCTATTGGTGATCAGATAACAGGTATATATATGGGTAGATTTCCAAAAAAACACAACAACACTTCAAAGCCACAGTATGCCACACACCACCAACAGTTTTCTCTAGGGTGGTTTAACTGCTGGGCCTGGGGTAATGGTATAGAGTCTGATAGAATAAGAGATGATTTTAATGCAGCTCAAATAGATAACGGTGTAAAGGCTTCTACAACAATAGCTGAACCTTATGAAACAGAAAGAAGAGGTAGTGGTTTTATATGGTCTGGAATATACAACTCTACTAGTGGTGTTAATAGACTAAACCAATTTATACAAGCTGAACCGATAACTAAAGATTTAAACCCAGATCACGGTACTATACAAAAGCTTTTTACAAGAAACACAGATACACTTTGCTTCTGTGAAGATAAAGTGCTAACTATATCTACAAACAAAGACGCGTTATTCAATGCTGACGGCTCTTCTAATGTTTCGGCTAGCAACAACGTTTTAGGTCAAGCTATACCAATAAATGGAGAGTTTGGAATATCTACAAACCCAATGAGTTTTGCAGCAACGCCAAGCGGAGCTTATTGGTGTGATCAAATGAGAGGCCAGGTATTAGCGTTAAACGGTAAGAGTGTTATGTCTATATCTGACATTGGCATGAAAGATTACTTTAACGACGAGTTGAGGGGAAGTGCAAATTGGTTTATTGTTGGAACTTATGATGGTAAGAAAAATGAATATAACTTAACGTTTGGTAAAAAATATAACAAAACACAGTTTACTCCTACCTCACAAACAGTTAGTTACAGTGAAATGGTTAAGGGTTGGTCTAGTTTTAAGAGCTTTAAACCGGAGGTTGGTATAAGCTTAAATAACGAGTACTACACTTGGTATGAAGGGGAGATGCATCAACACCACATGGAAAACGATCTACTTGGAAACGCTCACCCTAGAAATAACTTTTACGGTCTTCAGTACTACTCTGATTTTACCGTGATATTTAATGATCAACCAGGTTCTGTTAAAAGTTTTAACACTATTAACTATGAAGGTACCCAGGCTCGTATAACACCTTTTGTAACCGCTAACGTCACTGACGCTGCTGGTAACAATTTTACTATAGGTGATAGGGAGTATTATAATTTAAACGTTAAACAAGGTTGGTATGTTGATAGTATGATAACAAACCTACAAACTACAGATGATTTAGAGTTTAAAAATAAAGAAGGCAAGTGGTTTAGTACTATAAAAGGAGAAGCCACTACATTAAGTAACTTAGACGAAACAGAGTTTAATACACAAGGTATAGGTATAGCTAATATAGTGACATCTGGAGTTAGAAACTCAACTAAAAGAGAATTTACAATAAGAGACTACAGTGGCGGTGGTTGGGATTAATAAAAACAATATAATATGGCAGACTTTATAGTACAGCAGGCTACCTCAACTCACGTCGAGGCGTCTGCTATACCAGCAGATTTTAAAGATTTAACAATAACAAACGTGGCTAATAGCGTTAACGGTGTTTTAGAGTATTCTGGTTTTGACTTAGAGGCTTCTAATTTTACTGTTGGTGGAGACGTTACTATATCAAACCCAGGTGGTTTAAGAACTATAGTTGAAGGTAGTGGTGAGGGTGACAGTTGGAACGCTAGCTCTGGTATACTAAAGGTAGAGCTAAGTGACAATGGAACCCCTGGTGATCCTTCTAACACTATAAATGCTAGAGTTCACCACACTTCTTTTACTATGCCAACTGCCGATGTTATACTTAACGTAGATTTTGATGCTGTAGCAACACCTGGTCACGGCCCAGGTAAAAGACCGGTTCATGTTATAACGCAAACAGCAGTTAGTGGTTCGGATCACGTTACAGTGGCAACACATGATATTGCTGGTATAACAGAAACATCAAAACCACACTTAGCAGATGCTGGTCATCAGGTTATTAGTCATTCTGGTTTTGTAGATGATAACGTGTCTACTCATATTAGCACAACAACAATAACAGCTGATTCAGGTTATTATTTAGTTAACAAAACTAGAGATGGTAAGGCTGCTAATGCTTTTTATAGAATCAGAAGTATTGGTGGTAAAGAAGATGCTGCTAGAGGTGGTTATATAAATCTACCTTGGAGAGATTACTGGAGCATACAAGTTTATGACACTAAAAATGCAGAGGGACAAACAACAGTAACTGAGGTAAAAACTTTCTATACACCTCCACAGGAAGAAGCTTTAAATCCAGATCCTTATCCACCAACAAATGATTTTTGTGACTGGGGTCAAGAAGTGTATATAGATTATGAGGTTGCTACTATAGCTGGTAGTAAGACTAATGCGAATATTACAGCTGCAGCTACATCTGTCTCGATATCACAAGCGGAAGAACAGGGTTCTGTAGCTTTTGAGCAGGTTATAGCCATTAATGCTAATAAACCTGGAAGAGTTCGTTTAATAGTTGTTGAGGTAGACGCTAGTAATGCTATACAAAAGTATTATAACTTCACGACAGTTAATAATGACAGCGCTGATACTATTGGTGCTTTTCAAGTTGGAACAGCTGCTAAGGATATAGTCTTTACAGCAGCGACAGGTAACAGAATATTAGAGACTGTTCGTATACCAGAAACTACTACCGATAAAATATACTCTGTTTACTTAAATGAACTAACGTCTGGTGGCGCGCCTTATTTAGATGTGCCGACTGGTCAATCTAATATTCCAGACGCTCACGGTGAAATGATATTCCATCATAGAGCAGCTGTCGCGGCAAACAAGGTTACTATAGACTCTCGTAACGTTACTAACGCAACTTATGGTGGTAGCGCTGTTAGTTTTCCACCTGGAAGACAGTTGACGGGTCCTTTACCGACAGCAAGTAGAGCTCAAAGAACAGCAACGTTTACACACACCGCTAGTGGTGGTAAGACTTTAAGTTTGACAAGACAACCTTACACTAACAATAAACAATCAACCGCACTCGGCTTAACTAATAGAGATTTTAGAGGTTGGAATCAACTTGCAACTCTATCGACAGCTGCAAACGCACTTGCAACCAGCATAGTACTAGCGGCTACAGACAACGCTATAGGTTTAAAGGTTGGTATGAAGGTATCTGACACACATTTCCCTGGAACATTGAGGAAAGATGGAACATCTGGAACACCAACTACAGCTGCTGGACAGGCTATCCCTGGTATTAGGGTCGCTAACAACACAAAAATAACAGCTATAAACGGTAGAACATTAACTATATCACCAGGTCTTGTGGCTAGCATACCAGTTGGTGACAAGCTTCAGTTTGATACCGACTATGCTTACACTGTTGACGAGGCTGTAGCTACTATAAATGGATCAAACACTGTTGTTACTACTGTGTGTAAGATAACAATAGATGCGTACGGAGAAAACACGCCAGACGGAAATATAACACTTCAACCTAACTATATAACATCAACTTAATATGGCAGCATCAGTAATGACATTTTCTAACCCACTAAACGTTTCTGTTCAAATAGGAGACACCGCTTACTACGTTCCAACAACTTCTAGTGGTAATTTTACAGTAAACAGTAGTGCGGTTGTTGAAATAGGTATAATTTCAGCCATAGATATAAGTAACATAAATGCACCGATAATAACAGTTGGTAACTCTCAAATTGCGAACGGTACTATTAATAATGGTTTTATATTATTTAGTAAAGATAATAAAGCTAATCTAAGTTCTTTGTTAGGTTATTACTGTGAAACAAAGGTTAAAAGTAATTCAACTGTTGAGGAAGAGTTGTTTTCAATAGCTGTAGATACGTTTGAAAGTAGTAAATAACGATAAAAAAGTGTGATTATTTAGTTATAATTAAATTAAATATGAATAAAGATATAAAGTTATCTTCAAGAAAGAAAATCTTAGATTTTCAATCGATGTTAATCAGTGATGCTGATGAGGTTAACATTGTTACTCATCAAGACTCAAAGATATTTCCATTAAAGCATACGTTTGCAGATGGGATATATGTTAGACAAATGTCTATGAACCCAGGATCTGTAGTTGTTGGAGCAATACACAAACACTTACATGTTTGGTTTTTGTTAACCGGGCATATTTCAGTTGTCACAGAAGAGGTTACAGAAGATTATATATCACCATGCTACGTTGTTGCAACACCAGGAACTAAAAGAGTTATATACGCGCATGAAGAAAGTATATTTGTAAATATACATAAAAACCCTACTAATTCTCAAGATATAGAATGGTTAGAAAAAGAAATAGTAGCTAAAGATTTTAAAGAATATGAAGAATACATTAATCAAAACAAATAAGATATGAGTTTTTTACTAGTAGGTGCCGCGGCTGTCGGTGTTGGCGCTGGTGTAGCTAAAGCTATATCTGGTGGTAAAGCCAAGAAAGCTGCAAGAAAAGAAGCTGCCGCCGCAAAGGCAAGGCTAAACGCTCAAAAAGAAAAATTTAAGCAGTTGGACACGTCTAACCCATATAAAGATCTTCAAAATACTATGGAGGATCTAACCGTAAACACTCAGGAAGCTGAGTTCGCGGCACAACAACAACAACAAAACCAAGCAAACATATTGCAAAACATGAAAGGGTCTGCTGGTAGTTCTGGTATTGCTGGTTTAGCGCAGGCTATGGCTAACCAAGGTTCTATGGATGCTCAGAAGTCTGCAATATCAATAGGTAAGCAAGAGTCTCAAAACCAAATGCAAGAGAGAAGTATGGCTAGTCAAATACAAAACCAAAAAGCTCAAGGTGATATAATGTCTCGTGACATGGAAAGAAACAAAATATCAACACTAATGGGTATGGAAGCTGGAGATGTTAGTGCTGCTAACGCAAAGGTAGCTGCTGCTGATCAGAAAATGTGGTCGGGTATAACTGGGGCTGCCGGAGCTGTTACGGGTGCTTTGACTGGTGGAATGGGTGGTGCAGCTGGCGGGGCTGGTGGAATGCCTCAGATGGATTTCCAAAATCCTTTCTGGAAACAACAACCAGCAACATCATAATAAAATATAAGATATGAAAAAGAAAACACCTTTAAAACAAATGGATTCTGGTTTAGTAAACGCTTATAAAGAAGCTATGATGTCTGAAGTTCCACGTGGAGATGCTATGGGTAAAGGAATGGATGCCATAATGGATATGGCTAGTGGAGTTGTAGACAAAGCTTGGCAAGATAAGAACGCTGCTAGGGACAAAGAAAAAGAAAGAGTAAGACTAGCCAAGGAAAAAGGAGATAAAGTTGCTCAAGCTACTTTAGATATGGGAGGTTCTTTGGGTAAAAGTACTTTTGATAGTTGTTACCCAGCTGTAGAGTCTATTCAAGCTGAGTACGATGAAGCGGTTAAAAACAACGATAAAAAAGCTATGGCTATGGCTATGCAGAAACTAAACGAGTTTAGCGCTACAACAGGTAGTTTAAAAGAGCTTAACAGTGATGTCGCTTTAGCTAAAAAAGAAAACGATTTATCAGCTAATTGCAAGCCAGGTGGAAGAGAAGATACTATACTCACGAGTTTTTTAGATGATTCTACGAAAAAAAGAGTTAGTGCCAACGATGATGGAATGCAGATGTTTGAGTATGAAGTCGAGATTGATGGTAAGAAAGAGTGGGTTACACACGACGATGTTAGCAACATACTTGAGAAAAATAGAACTGACCACGAATCTATAGCTGATGTTAGGGATTTAATAATACAAGCTGGAGATGCTGCTGATGATGAGAATAGAGCTGGAAAAGAGTTCAATGATTATGACGAGGTTAGGACTACCTCTAAGATGAATACTATAATAAAAAAGGGCAAACTAAACTCTTTGTTGTATGATGATGTTTTAGAAAATGGAGAGCCTTTTGTTGATGCTATATATGAAAATCCAGAGATAAAAGGTATGACTTACGAGTCTCTTGGATTAACGCAAAAAGATATTGCTGCTAAGGTTGATACTAATAACGATGGTGTGATACAGGAAAATGAAGCTCAAACATTGCTAGAGCTTGGTCATAAGGATATGATTGTTGACGCTTTAATTAACTCTGACAACCCTAACTTTGATGAAGAAAGAACTAGAGGCGTTATGGCTAACTACTTTAGCACGGCTGTAAAGCAACAATATGGAAAAAATAAAAACAAAGGTAAACAAACAACACAGGTAGATAATGCGGCTGATGGAACTATGTATCAAAAAAATAGTGATGGATCTATGTCACCGATGAGCCCAGCAAGCGATCAATTTAAAAACATGACAACAGAAGAGTTGTTAGCTATGTATCCAACAAACTAAATTAAATATGACTAGAGAACAATTAGGAGAGGTACTTCAAAAGATGGCTGCTGATGGACAGCCAAAAGAAAACATGGATAAAGTCGCTGCTCATTACCAGGGCGTTATAGCGAAGTCAAAAGAAGCAGAAGAAAACCCTCACAAAAACTCAGATGGCACTTGGAAAACAGTTGCCCAAATAGAAGAGGAACAGTTTGGAACAAAAAAAGAAAAAGGCTCTCAGACGACCGATGCGACTGTAGAGCCTCAAATAGTATCCGAAGGTACGGAATCACCATCGGAAGATGGTTCATCGGAATCACAACCTCAAGGTTATCAGCCTAATACCCCAATAACAGATGGTGGTTACGAATATAAGTTTGATGTAAACAAAGATGGCTTAGGTGTTTACTATACTAGAAAGGTAGGTGAAAATGACTGGATAAACGTTTCTGAAACTCAACCTGGTAGTGCGGCTGAAGTTTCTATAGCTAGTGAGTTTGGGCACGCTGATTTTGATAAGTCCGCATACTTCAAACAAAAGAAAGAAATAGAAAAGCAAAAAGAAGAGGAGGAAAGAAGAACATCAAACCCTACGTCATTCGCTGATATAGGTATGACTAAAGATTTAGATGGTAGTTTACTACAGGGAGATTTTAGGTACGTTTTTGATAAGAATGATCAGAAATGGTACAAACAACCTAAGCATGGTATACCTGTAATGGCTGTTAATCAAAAAGGAGATGAAGTGTCTGAAGAGCTAGTAAGCCAAATAAACTCTTTACATAATGATGGTCAAGCTTCTTCTATAGGTATTAAAAAAGAGGGTGATATGTCTAGCTACCTGTATGCGCCGATACCTCCAATGCCTCTCGATATAGACTTAAACGTTACTTCTAAAAACGATTGGGAAGGAGCATTACACACCCAAATGAGTGGTGATGATGCTAACAGGGAATCTATTAGAATAAAATCGTTAGGTTATGATGATGAGTTTGATATAAGAAACACCAAGACTTGGGTTAACATGGAAGAAAGCGCTTTTGAATCTGCTATTGAAAATGCTTACCCAGGTATTTCTGTAGAACAAACTGGAGCGGGAAACGCTGCTTATATATCGGTTCCTTGGAGTGATAAAAAAATATACGTAGATTTAAAACCAGAAGATGGTTTGTTTGGTAGTTCTAATGATGAGGTAGACAAGGTGTTAAGAAATTTTAAAAGAAGATACTTAGAAGAAGTAGAGTCTGGTAAGATAAATAACTCTTTGTCACAATTACTAAACACTAGAGGCACGGGTGATACATTTGTTGAGAGCGATGTTGTTAAGTTTAATGATATGGCTAAAGAAATAGATGGTTTAAACTTAAGCGTAACAGAAAAGTTTCAGTACGATGGCGCTGGTGATATGATTGCTGGTTATGAGGTTTTTGCTGGAGGTGAGACAAAATGGTTTGAAACAGCACCTGAGGTAAACAATTTTATATACGAAAACATGTCTAGCGAAGACGTAGCAGCTATACATGCTCACGAGCTGAAATTAAAAACAAGCTTAATAAAAGAAAGAGAAACTTATGTAGATGATAAGTACGAAAGCCTTGAAAGAGAAGAAGTTTTAGAGACGTTTTACAAAGACTCATTACTACCAACCATGATGTTTGACCTTGGAGAAAGTGGCAACCACAGCGGTATGTCTCAAGAGGGTATGGCTATTGTTAAGAACTACATGGAGGTACCACTGAAAGAAAAGAAGATGGTACCAAATCCTATACAAAAACCAGGGCAACCACCATTGGTTGAGGGCGAGGTAACCGTAGAGGACTGGGAGAGAAAGAAGTACGAGGTTATAAAGTCTGAAATGAAAAAGAAGCTTTCACCAAAAGATTATGCCTTATTTGAAGAGTACATATCCAAAGGAGATATACTTGGTACTGAAAACATGAATAAGACTAAGTTGAAAATGGCTGAAGATAGTGGCAAGTCATGGACAGAAAGACAGCTAGACAAAGGTAATAAGTCTATAATAAAAGATAATGTAAACAAAACCTTAGCAAAGTTAAACAGAGAAAAAAATGACATAGGCATTAAGGTTAAAAAAATGAACGAGTCTTTTAAATTAGACGTTAAAAGACTTAATGTTGTTAAAGAAAACTTAGCTCTAACAATTAGAGATTCTGGAGCAGGCGTAACGGTTACTGGTGAAGGAGACAATATGGTTATGACTGTTTCGCACCCAGACGCTGAGGTTCAGAAAAAACTACAAGCTCAGCTAAACGACTATCAGAGAAGTCAAAAGACAATAAGTAGTGAGTATAAAACAACGTATGAAAGCGTTATGGGCCAACACGATAGTTGGATGAAAAAAAATATGCAAGATCTTAAGACAAACCAAGATCTTCAAGAGTTTACTTCTAAAGAGTATGATTTTAGAAAGATAATAGGGCAAGAGTTTACTGATGGTTTTGAATCTATGGCGTTTAGTATACCAGCTATTTTTGGAAATGATTACTCTATAGATAGGGTTAACGAGGTCAATGCTTCTAAGTCAAATTTAAAAACAGCGTTAACTTATGATCAAGCCGTGGAGTTTGGTGAAAAAGGAGAGTTTGCTCTTAGAACAACAGCATCTCAAGGTGCCAACACTATAGTTGCTATCGGGTCTAGTATGTTGGGTATACCACCTGTATGGAACACAGCGCTACTAGCGACTTCTTTTGGTTTATCAGCTGGTGGCCAAACTAGAGCTGATCTTACTAACAGAGTTAAAATGGGTGAGGAGGCAGATGAAATGCTTACTAAACTAGAAGAACAATATAAATCAGGAAGTGTACCTTACGAGCAGTACAGAGAATCTAAGTTAGCTTTACAAAAAACAATTGCAGCAGGCGATATATCACCAACTCAACTTTTAGGCGCAACTTGGACAGCTGCGGCTATAGAAGGTGGTGTTATGGCTGTGCTAGGTACTATACCTAACTCCATGAAACTTGTTAAAGATTTTTCTGGAAGCATAGATGATATAGGTAGAGTTGTAACAAGAGGTAGGTTGGGGTTAGGTTACGATATAGCAAAAGGACTTACAACCACTATTGGAGGTGAAGTATTAGAGGAAACAATAATATATGCTGGAAATGAGTTTTCTCAAAACATGATATTAAATGGTAATTTAAAAGATGCTGACTGGTCACAGTTTGACGACACTTTTGTTACCTCTGTTATTATGTCTGGACCAATGTCTGGACCAGGTGTTCTTTATTCTAACGTTGTTGGTCATGTACAAACAAAGCAGGCTAGAACTGTTTACAACGATGTTATGCAGAATGTTAGTAAGATTGAGAACATGATGAAGAATCTAAAACCTGGGGACGTTGTTGGTAAAGAGCAGTTAGCTGTTGCTTGGAAAACTGAAATGGAAAAACTAGGTCCTATACAGTCTGGTATGGAAACAGATGCTATAAATCTTGGTTCTGATAAGTTGAAAAACTTAATTAAAAATAATATAAATTTAACGCAGTTACACTCTGAAGCTAATATAAAACCTACTGATTCTGAAGCTACCAAAGAGGCTAAGATAAAAGATCACGTTGAAGGTTTGAAGGGTGAGGAAAAATCAAACTTTGAGGATAGATTAAAACTAGCAAACGATAACATCAACAAAATAAAAAGTAGTGTTGACTATGGTAAGGAAGGTACCGCTATGGATTACGATGTTAATCCAGAAACTGGAGATGTAAACGGAGGTATTATATATAACATGTTTGGAAGTCTAGGTATTGAAGTAGGTAACGCCTTAGCTAAAAAAGATCCTAAGTTTGAAAAGCTATCAAACAGAGAGCAAGCTGGTTTAGTTTTAGAAGAAATAAAAAATAGACAAGTAAAAGCAAACGACAAAAGAATAAGAGACAACAAAGCTCAAGTCGAAGCTGTAGAAAAATCTGTGTATGATGGTTTAACTTGGGAAGAGTGGAAAAACAAAAATAACAAGAAAAACAGAAGAAAGGCACAAGAAGATGCTGAATACACTAGAAGATCAAACTCTTTACTAGCAAATGAAACAGAAGCTGTAATAACAGCTACAGAGCAAAACAATAACGCTAAGTCAATTCTTGGGGACGAAAGACTAAAGTCACTACAAATATTAAATCCAGACAATGGTGATACTGACGGTAAGTTCACTAAGGAAGAAATAGAAATGAAGATTAGGGAAGAACTTTCTGATAATCCAGCTGAAGCAAACAGAATAATACAGGGCTTAAGAAAAGGTAGTACAAATGGAGTTATAGTAAACAATAAGTACATTGCTTTAAATCCTGAGGCAGCTAGAGAACAAATGAAAAACGGTAATCTTTTAGCTGGTACTGTTTTATCACATGAGATAAGTCACTTTATAGATGATGCTGTAATGACAAAACCTCAAAGAGTGGATTATGCTAACAAACTAAACGCTTACATGGCATCTGAAATGCCAGCTATAGATAGAGAAGCTATACATCTGTTAGAAGGATTAGCTGATGATAGTCCAGCTAAATGGGAGAGTGGAGTTCCTTTTGAAGGTCAATCACCTACAGTTAAAGATGAGTACACTAAAAGAGTGCAAGACGTTTTGCAGCAAGATAGAAACGCTGTATACAAGAAAAAAGTTCAAAAACAAGGTAGAGGTGTTGGTAAAAACGTGATGAGTTTGTTTAACGCTGATTTTAATATAAAATCACCTAACGATGCAGCTGCTTGGGTTGGTAGTTATTTAACTGGTTTTGAAAATGGTGAGCTAGGTAAGTTGCAAAAAAGAAAGTTTGATAACACTCAAGCTCAACAAACAAATGATCAGGGTTTCAGAGAGTCTAGTAATCTACAAGGAACACTAGACACTAGATCACAAAATCCGACAAAAAGAGACGTTGGAAGAATGGTTGACGAAATGATAAGTTTAAAGCCTAACGGTGACTATGTTGAGGCTGGAGGTTTACTTCAATCAGAGTTAGGTCAACAGTTAGGTGGAATGATGGAGAACACAACTAGAAGACTTTACGATAACATACCTGATGATGCAAAACGCACGGTGTCTAGGAATGATTATAAGGAGGCTTTACTGATGGACGCTTATAGTATGATCAAAAACGAATACGATCCATCTAAACAAGATCTAGACGCCTTTGTTAGTAGTAGGTTAAATTTAAGAGCAAACGCTTTGGCAACGGCACTAGGTATAGAATCTTCTATAGAAGAAGGTGGCGGTGGAATAGCTTTAGATGCTAATGAAGTTAAAGATTTAGAAGGTGATTTAGGTATAGACGATGTTTTGAATATTGAAACAATTGAAAACCCTACATACCCGCTAACAGACAACATGGTTATGTCTAACGCTGATGCTGAAAACGTTAATAACTCTATACTATTAAGCGTTGGTACTGAGCTACCAGCTATAGATGCTCAGGTTAGTAAAAATAAATTTACAACACCGTTTATAGCTGCGCTTAAAAAAGCTTTTGGCGTTAAGGGTGGACCATTGCACGTTGCTGTTCAAAACATGATGGGTAAAACCCCAGCTGAAATAGATAGATTTTTAACAGATCCCGTTAACAAACAAGCGATACTAGATGCTTTACCAACAGGTTGGTTGTCTAAAAACATTCCAGCTGCTGTTGAAAAATCTGTTAATGGAACTAGAATAGATAGTGAAGATGGTAAAACAACTATACTAACACCTAACTGGACACCTGATTGGAAGGGTCAGAAAATAGATAGATGGAACGCTAAAGACGAAGGTCCTTATAGAGGTAACACTGCTGGACCGCCTGTTGTGCGTAGAAACCCAAAAGCTATAGAAACAGTTTCTAATGCTGATCTTAGAAGTAAGTTTGTCAAAGGTAAAACTATGACTGAATTAAATCGTAATGGTTTGACTAAGTTGCAGTTAGCTATAGCTCAAGAAATAGGGTTAGAGCTTTTCAAGAAAGATATTAAAGCTGACGGCCCTTTAACAGAAGTGTTTAAGCAAAGGCAAGATGTGTTTGATAGAGTTTTAGCTGAAAACTATGCTGAAGAAATATCTAGGCAAATGGAAAGAGGTACAGCTAAGTTAAGTGAAAATCCAGAGACAGAGCTAAATATAACTAGAGGTAGTGTCATAGTAGATGAGGCTAACAACTTAGTTAAAGAAGTTATACAAAACTACAATAAAGACTTACAGTTTGGTGGATTAGAAGCTGCTTTAGCAAACTACTCTCCAGAGATGATAAACGCTTTTGAGTCTATGGGTATATTTGAAATGTTTAACACTGATACTAAGCAAGGTTTTGTTAAGCCTACCAAAGCTATGGATTGGTTAAGTTTTGAAAACCAAAAAGCGGCATACACTGATAACGGTACTCAGAGCACATTCATGAAAGATCAACAAGCTAAACAAGCGGAGGTTATGATAGATATACTACCTCCACAGGTTGTTAGAGTTTTAGGTAAAGAGTTTTTTGGCATGACTAGCGCTAGACAGCTAGACGCAGCTAGAAATAAACAAGATGGAACGCAAGGTAAGTACGTATACTTAGACGATAAGCTTATACGTAAGGCGGCTAAAAAAGATACTAATGTAAAACTACCTTTTGATCCTTTAAAGCTTGAGATGTTAAATTCTGGAAGTGGACTAATGGTTGATATACAAAAAATCCAAAACATGGATTTAACTGTAGAAGAAAAGCAAAAAAGACTAGAGGCTTTACAGCCAAGAATAGACGATGCTAATGCTAACAATAAGAAGTTTTTAACTTGGTACGCAACTCAAAATGCTATCGCTATAGCTAAAAACCCAGATTTAGCAATTGGCCTTGCTGGTCAAATGCAGGGAGCTACTAATAACGTTAAGGGTTTTAGAGCTTACACTAATCTTGGTATGATAAAATTACAGAAAGGATCTCAAGCTCCTTATCTAACAAGAGCTGGTAAACCAACTAATGTAAAACCTACAAACAAAAACGGTGGTTATATAAATAGAAACCATCCAGACTTTACAAGAGCGTTAGAGCTTGCTGACGGTAACGAAACTAAAGCAGCTGGTTTGCTAAAATACAAAGGAGAACATATAGATCCTAGTGCTAACGTTATGCAAGAGCTATTTGCATCTACACTAGAATTAGCAGATATATTAAAAACTACACCAGAAAAATATCACGATAAAATAGTAAGAGAACACCAAGCTAAGATGGATAACATCTTAACTAACTTTGATCAGTCTCTTGGACCTATAATAGATTCTAAAATACAAGATAGTAAACTTGGTTCTACTAGTAGATTAGGTTGGGCTAGAAACTTTTCTGTTTCTGATCAGATTAAAAACTACTACAACACTAATGATGGTGGTGGGGTTGATAATGTTATAAAATCAAGAACTACTCAAACGCTACAGGTTTTATCTCAAAAAGCTAGAATAGGTAATGAAATAGTTTCTAAAGCAACACAGGTTGCTAGATCATCAGAAAATCCTACTAGAGGTATAACCGTATTAGACTTTGATGACACACTAGCTACTAGTAATTCTTTGATTAGGTTTACTAGACCAGATGGAACTACAGGAACGCTTAATGCAGAACAGTACGCTAAGACGTATGAAGAGTTAACTGACTTAGGTTATAAGTGGGATTTCTCAGAGTTTAACAAAGTTGTTGGTGGTAAAATAGCTCCATTGTTTCAAAAAGCATTAAAACTACAAGGCAAGTTTGGTCCTGAAAATATGTTTGTATTAACGGCTAGGCCACCTCAAGCTGCTAAGGCTATATTTGATTTTTTAAGTGCTAACGGTTTAAACATACCTATGGAGAACATAACTGGCTTAGCTAACTCTACAGCAGAAGCTAAGGCGTTGTGGATAGCGGATAAGGTTGGTGAAGGTTATAATGACTTTTACTTTGCTGACGATGCTTTGCAGAATGTACAAGCTGTAGATAACATGTTAGAACAATTTGATGTTAAACGTAAAGTACAACAAGCGAAGTTAAGTGAAAACCCTTCTGACGCTTTTAATGTTATACTTGAAGAAACAATGGGTGAAGGTCGTGAGAAAATTTACTCAGAGGCAAAAGCCCAAATACGTGGTGCTGAAAAAGGTAAGTATAAATTCTTTATACCACCATCAGCAGAAGACTTTAAAGGACTGTTATATAGTTTTCTTGGTAAAGGTAAAAAAGGAGAAGCACACATGGACTTTTTCCAGAAAACACTAATACAACCCTTTGCTAGGGCACAAAGAGAACTTGATTCCGCTAGGCAGTCTATATCTAACGACTACCAAGCGTTGAAAAAAGACTTTAAAGGAGTTACAAAAAATCTTAACAAAAAGATGCCTGGAAGTGATTATACTTTAGACCAAGGTATTAGAGTTTTGTTATGGGATAGAGCCGGCTTTGACATACCTGGTTTATCTAAAACAGATAAAGCGGAAATATTAAAAGCTGTTAACAACAACCCGGATGCAGTTCAGTTTGCAAACACACTTAGTTTAGTTTCAAAACAAGACAATGGATATTCTAAACCTGGAGATTTTTGGACAACCGAGAGTATAGCTAGTGATCTTAACGACATAACAAATACTATTGGTAAGGATCAATTCTTAACAGAGTTTAAAGAAAACAGAGAGCAAGTATTTGGTAAGTGGGTTGGTGGAAAGCTAGTTGGACCTAACATGAATAAGATAGAGGCTTTGTATGGAAGTAGGTTTAGAGAGGCTTTAACAGATATGGTCTGGAGAATGGAGAACGGTAGTAACAGAAACTTTGGAAGTAATAGACTTACAAATCAGTTTGCTAACTGGGTAAACAACTCTGTTGGTGCTATTATGTTCTTTAATGCTAGATCCGCTGTGCTACAAACTTTATCTTCTGTTAACTTTATAAACTGGGGAGATAACAATGCTTTTAAAGCTGCTAAGGCATTTGCTAACCAACCTCAGTTTTGGTCTGACTTCGCTAGAATATTTAACTCAGACATGTTAAAACAAAGAAGGTCTGGTTTAAGAACCGATGTATCACAATCTGAAATTGCACAAGCAGCTGGAAAAGGTGGTAACAAAGTAAAAGCTGTTATGGCGTACTTGCTTAAAAAAGGATTTTTACCAACACAAATTGCGGATAGTTTTGCTATTGCTTCTGGTGGTGCTACTTTCTTTAGAAATAGAACAAAGACTTATATGGATCAAGGTATGAGCAAGGCGGATGCTGAATCAAAAGCTTTTATTGATTTTCAAGAAATAGCTGAAGAAACACAGCAGTCATCAAGACCTGATTTAATATCACAACAACAAGCATCTCCACTTGGTAGGCTTATATTAGCTTTTCAAAACACACCAATGCAGTACGCTAGACTTACTAAAAAATCTGTTTTAGATCTAGCAAACGGTAGAGGTGATTTTAAGACTAATGTTTCTAAAATACTTTACTACGGAGCTATACAAAACGCTATATTTTCTAGTTTGCAAAAAGCAATGTTTGCGTTTGCATTCGATGATGATACTGACGAAGAGAAAGAAAAGCAAAAAAGAAAAGAACTTCAAGTTTTAAACGGTATGGTAGACTCTCTACTAAGAGGTATGGGTGTTGGTGGCGCTATTGTTTCTACCGCTAAGAATATGATAATGGCTTTTGCTGAACAAAACAATAGTAGAGACTTTGACTATTCAGAACCTTTGATAGCTATGCTTAACCTATCTCCTCCAGTTGGATCTAAGGCTAGAAAAATATTGTCAGCGGGTAAAACGTTTAAATACAAGAAAGATGAAATAATGTACATGGATAAGTTGGACATCGATAATCCTATGTGGAACTCAATAGGTAACGTTGTTTCATCTACAACCAATATACCTTTAGATAGAGTTATAAATAAGGTTAACAACTTAAAGGAAGTTATTGACCAAAGAAACTCTGCTTGGCAGAAACTAGCTTTATCTCTCGGTTGGAACACTTGGGATCTTGGAGTAGAAAATGAAGAGTTTAACGAGGCTGAAAAAGAAGTAGCTAAAATTAAGAAAGAGAAATCAGAGGCAAAAAGAAAAGCTAAAAGAGAAGAACAAAAAAGACTTGAAGAGATAGAAAGAAAGAAAAAAGAAGCTCGAATGGTTCAATGTTCTGCTAGAATTAGAAAGGGTAAAGGACCTCGATGTAAAAATAAAACAGAAAACAAAAATGGAAAATGCTATGCGCATCAGTAAAATACTAATATTATTTTTAGTGCTATCAATTAGTACTAAAGCACAAACAAATTTTGACGAGTTTTGTAAAAAGACTTTTAAATTTTCAACATTTTATATTGCTGCTAACGGAGGTACTTCTGTTTCAGATGTAGATGTTTTCTCCGTAGAGAATGGTCTTGAAACTTCTATAGTAAAAACACCTTACGACTACAACTTAGCTATGGGTATACGTAAGATAGCTAGGTTTGGTTATGAAAACAAGGCAAACACTTTTTATGACGGCACAGAGGAGTCTTGGTCTGACGGCGCTAATATAGGTAAAGTGCCTGGTTTAGAGTTTTTATTTGAGGTTGATTACACTAGACAACAAGGGGATACGTATCTAGATCAGCATCATTTCCTGAGATACGTGGGTGATAACTATATTATAAAAGGAGAGTACCTTGAAGACGGTTTTGCTGATATAAAATACTTTGAAACGTCTGAGAGATACAGGTATAAAATTGGTAAAAAATTCTCTTTGAACTTGGGTTTAGCTCAAAGGTTGTCAGAACCGTATGGTTACGATCCATTAGAGCAATGGGTTTTAAGCAACGGAGATATACACTATACATATCTAGCGCTACAAGAAGGATATAACGTTGATGTTTACAACGGTGAATATTTTGATCCTTCAGGAAATTTAGTAGCTACAAGTAAAGAAGTTTGGGAATCTGTGATTATACCTAAAGCTCTGTCAGATTACTCTGAAAGAAAAAGAAACGAGCTAGAAAACAAGATGCTACAATCGCTTGTTGTAGGCTTTGATTTTTATCATTATAAAAAAGATTTTTGGTTTCACGCGTGGGCAAGCTTAATGCCTTACCATTATGATGATGGAGGTAGTTATACTTATCACAAGTACAATAACAACGAGCAGTGGTATGACTACTCTGGTGGAACTATATTCGGCTACAAATATAATAAACATTTAGGTACTTTTGTTGAAGGTAAATACAATAAGTATTGGAACAGAGAGTGGTATGATTTTAAATTAGGAATAAATTACGTAATATTTTAAAAATGGCAAAAGAACTAAACGAAGACACAGGTTTTAACGTAAGCATTAAAACATTAATAGGTATAGGGGCTGCTATATCTACAATTATAGGTATGTGGTTTGCTTTACAGGCAGACATTGCAGACGCTAAAGAGCTACCAAAACCAGAAGTTGGTAGAATGGAGTTTCAAATGAAAGACGAAAATATTCGACAAAGTATTATGAATACAGAGAAAAACGTTGAGAAACTTGAAGAGCGAATGATAAGAATGGAAGACAAAATAGATCGACTAAGATAAAATCAAATGAAAAAATTAATTTTAATAACGACTGTACTTTGTAGTAACATGGCTTTTGGGCAAATGAAAGCCGTTCACTTTAACGCTGATTGGAACACTGATAACGGTGTTGAGTGGTTTGAAAAACTTTCAGATGTAAAGAAAGAGCACATGGACATCGGACATGGCGACTGTCAATCTAAATATAAAATAGCTATCGTACCAACAATACTTATTTTTAAAGATGGCGAGGAGGTTGCTAGATTTCAAGCCGATCTTAGCTTTAAAATGTTAGCTACAAGAAAAGAAATACAAGCAGAAATAGATAACCAATTAATGAGCGATTTTTAAATGAAAAAGATATTACTTTTAACAATTTTACCTTTTTTAATGTTTGCACAGGGACCTGGTCCTTGTGTTCCTATATTAATAAACATAAACTTAGATCAATACCCTAGCGAGACTAATTGGGATATCAAAGATAATTATGGTTCTATTGTTTTGTCCGGTGGGCCTTACGATAGTGTACCAAGCTATCAGCCTCAAATGATAATGAACTGCTTGCCAGTAGGTCAGTTTACATTTACTATATATGATCAGTATGGTGATGGCTTACAAGGCTCGCTTTGGGGAGGTAACGACGGATCGTACTACGTGATTCAGTGTGGAGATACCTTGGTTTACGGTAACGTACCAGACTTTGGGACAGATTCCACTCACATGTTAATGTCTGACACGTGTATTCCACCTCCACCAATTCCAGGCTGTATGGACGAAGATTATTTAGAGTTCGACCCAGCAGCCACAGTAGATAATGGTAGTTGTTTTACCTTAAAAATATACGGGTGTACAGATAGTACAATGTTTAATTATGATTCTCTTGCCAACCACTTAGATTTTGTTGATCAATGCGATTACACTTTAATATTAAAAGATTTGCTAGGCAATGCTTGGATCGGTTCATATTTAGAGATAAGACAAGGAGACACAGCTTATCAGTTTCAAATGGATTCACTTGGTCCAGAGCAACATTTTGATATAGTGCTAGACGCTCCAGAGCCTTTTGAAGTAGAATTTTTTGTTGTACAACAGGCTAGCGGAACTACGATAGAGTGTGGTTTTGAAATAATAAACCCAATAGGAAACACAATTATAGATATACCACCAACTCAACTAGATGCCTTTGTTGTTTATCCTGGTTTTGCTTATTGTGGTGATGGTTGCGAGTCTTATATATTAGGTTGTTTAGACACAGCTGCTGTGAACTGGAATTTTTATGCCAACACCTCTGATAGCTCTTGCTACTACCTACCCGGTTGCACTAGCCCAGCGTATTTAGATTATCACGTAGATACTACAAATAATATTTTTAGAGATTACCATGTTCAGGATAGTTGCTTAGTTTTAGCAATGTTTGGCTGTATGGATAGTTTAGCTTTTAACTATGATAGTTTGGCTAATGTAGATAACGGTGGTTGTTTACCTGTTGTTACGGGTTGTATGGATGCTTTTGCTTTTAATTACAATTCTAACGCAAACACTCCCGATACTTGTATACAAATAATATATGGCTGTATGAGTAGTATAGCTTTTAACTACGACTCTCTAGCTAACACAGATGATGGTAGTTGTATTGAATTTATATACGGTTGTACTGACTCAACAATGTTTAATTTTAACCCTCTTGCTAATGCTGACGATAGTGGCTGTACTCCTTTTATACTTGGCTGCACGGATCCTTCTATGTTCAACTATGATGTTTTGGCGAACACTGAAGATTTTAGTTGTATTCCTTTTTTATATGGATGTATGGATTCCAATGCACTTAATTATGACTCGACTGCAAACACAGATAATGAAAGTTGCATTGAAATTGTGGTTGGCTGTATGGACCAATCTGCTTACAATTATAATAGTTATGCTAATTTTGACGATAGCTTTTCTTGTCTTTTCGATGCTAATTGTATTTCTGGTCCTGGAAACCCCTACTGGCTCAATGATGATTGTTATGCGTGGGTAATAGATGTAGATGAGTATTGTTGTGATGTTGAGTGGGACGAGATATGCCAACTTACTTACAATTACTGTGATAGCACTTATGTTGGTCCCTTACCTAAAAGATTTATAAACAAAAAATTAATATCAATTACAGATATACTAGGTAGACCTTCTAATATTATTAAGAACAAATTGTTGTTCTACCTATATGACGATGGAACTGTTGAAAGAAAAATAAAATTATGAAGTGGATAGGTCAACACATATTTGATTTTATAAGTAGATTTAGAAATGATGTATACTTAGAAGATTTACCTGTTACTACAGAGTCAAACATGGTTGTTGTTGCGTCAAACGGTAAGATTTCTAAAAGATCCACTAGTACACTATCCACTGGATCTACACTCCAGACTAAAACAGAGATAACTCAAGCACAGCTTAATTCTATGCATACCACTGGTATTGTTATAGCAACTGCGCCTGGAGCAAACAAGGTTATAATACCTACTAGTTGTGTTCTATTTGTAGATAGAGCTTCCGCTCAATTAAATTCTTCTGCTGATTTTAATTTAAGCTACGCTAATGTTATGCCAGCGGTATACGCAACCTCATCTATAGGCCACGTCAGAAGGTTTATGGGTGGTATAACTACAGATGCTGTTCTAAGCGCAAGTTTACCTTATAAGATATCTCATTCTCTAACATCCATAGCAAACCAGGGTGTTCACGCAAATTTTGACGCAGCAATCACATCAAATAGTTGTAATAGTGTTGCTGTGCACTTTAGTTACGTAATAATAGATATAACATAATATGGCATTAGACTCAAAAAAACACGAACCATTTTTTTCAACAACTGGATCAGGAGCTGACAAGATAACAGCTGAGAAGCTAGTTAACATTAAAAACTATTGGGATCAAGAAAAATCAGAGGGATGCTCTAAATATGTAGATGACCCTGTTATGGCGCCTATTCTTTACCAGCTGCAAAAAATGCAAGACGAAATAGATTATCTAAGAACTGAAATAAGCACCAACAAAGACGCTAAAAACACGTTAGCTCTAGGAACAACATCAACAACAGCATTGAGAGGTGACACTACCACTATAACAACGTCACAATCATCAGCTATAACAGCTAACACAGCTAAGATTACTTTTCCAGTAACAACAGCTGCAAACAACGCATTAAGTTTTAGTATTAATGGTAATAAATTAACAATAACAAATACTGTTACACAGTTAGGTAGGCCTGGGCAACCAACACCAAAACCACAAATATTGACAACAACACTTAATTTAAAATAAAATGGCAATAAAAAGAGGAATAATAACTACAGACACCACAACTACCGTGGTTCCTCAACGTGCAACCACAACAGAGGCATCTTGGGAAAATAAATATGGAACACATACTAGTTTACACCTTTGTAATGCTGATGATGTTGATGTTACTGTTACTGTGGTTTACACATCAGATTCTGTTGATTATATATTAGTAAAAACAATTATACCACCATCAGCGACGCTAGTTTTAACAGATGGTTTAGATTTTGACAACTCTGTTTATGCTTTAAAAATAATAACAGACGCTGTTAGTGGAACACCAATTTTACATTATTCTTTAAATTAAAAAACATGATAAGCAAACACATAAGCGACAAAGAAGGTGTTTACAGCAATACCGCTATTAGAAGAGGTATAGACAATACACCTACAGATGATCACCTACACTTTATGCAAATAATTGCTAACGAAATATTTGAACCACTTAGAGAGTATGTTGGTGGACCAATAAAAATTAATAGCTTTTATAGATCGCCAGAGCTTAATACCGCTATTGGTGGCTCTAAAACCTCACAACACTGTAAAGGTCAAGCAATGGATATAGACGATACCTTCGGTCACATGACTAATGCTCAGATGTACGAGTGGATTAAAGACAACTTAGATTTTGATCAAATGATTTGGGAGTTTGGTAATGATAGCAACCCTAATTGGGTTCACATTAGTTATGTTTCTGCTGAAAAAAACAGAAACAGATGTTTAAAGGCATACAAAGAAAACGGTAAAACAAAATACAAAGTAATTTAGTGATTTCTTAACATAGTAACTATTAATACATTATAGTGGCGAGTGATTATACACTCATGGAAACAAGAAAAATAGACATAAGCCCTATTATATATATAGTACTAATGATTACTATATTTTTATTGTCGGTATAAAAAAAGGGAGCCGTTAAGCTCCCTTTATTAATTTAAAACTGTGCGTTCTTTTGATCTTGAACTTCAACCCTAATATCTTGGGCCATCTTTTTAACCATTTGCATAGCTTTTCTAACCCGTGTTCCTGCTGAGTTATTTCCTTCTATAAATTTAGTTACATCAGATTGACAATCATTAATTACATTTTGTAATTCATCGAACTCGTTATTTAATTTATTCATTTTATTTAATTTGATTATAAGCTTGATATTTCACAAGAACCACCGGCGCAAGCTAATTCACCTGATAGATCTGTCTCGTCAGTTGTTTCAACAATCATAGATAAATCTACATCGTTTAACAACTTAACTCTTTTGTTGAACTCTTCTTCGGTTATATCCTCAAATGGAGCTTGAGTATATGTTCCACCATCATAAGGTAGAACTGATAAACCGTTGTAACACTCTCTGTTGTCCCACATCCATTTCCCAGCTTTATCCCATTCATCTTCTTTTAAACTAATTGTTGCAGACACGTTGTGAGTGTTAGATCCTTTTCTGTGACCTGGTTTCACCCATTCGGTAGCAACTTTTTTGACTCTCTTGAGTAAGTCAAAAGCAGACTCAGTTCTTAATATAGAACCTTTCGGTGCTGATTGTGGTATTTCGATAACAGCCGTATCGTGTGGTCTAAAATACTCGTCCTGCACTAAATCAGGGTTGTGAGCCAATAAGTACTTGTAAATCGGCTCATTTTTCCCTACACGCAGTCTACGGATGTAGAAATCATTATGCCACGCATGAATACCGGATGACGTTCCAAGTACCAGAGATGTTGTCCCTGCAGGCTTCACGCATGTTGTACGCGCAGCTTTGTTTATCCCTATGAGCTTTGCAACTCTAGAATTTTCACGTTTAACTACATCCGCAGCTTTAGCCATATCCATATTCAAGACTTTCTTCGATGCTATACCTGTCATTGACACTCCAACCAAAGCATCTTTTTCGGTTGTCTCTTGCCATATCTCTCTTAGATAGTGGAATTCCGTATAGCCCGCTTGTAGCGTACCTATGAAAGATGCTGCTTTAACGCGAGCGTTAAGATCTTCCTGATCCGTGACGTCACTTACATTAACTTCGCACAAGTTACAAAATTGATATGGCCTTAACGCAATCTCACAACATGGATTAGTTCCCCAATCTTTATCGTGATTAAAGTATATGCCAGGCTCACCAGAACCAGATAATTCAATTCTTTTCCATAAACCCATAAAAAACTCTTTAGTTATTTTATGTCTTATAAGCACCGCTGAGTTATTAGCTCTACCACGCTGTGGATCCGTTTCCCACCAATTACCCGATTTACTTGAGATCATTTCCTCGTCGTATGCTGAGAACAACGATATTAATGCAGCGCGGCGAATACCACCAGCAAGCACAGCGTCAGCAATGTGACACACAATATCGTGAACTTCAAGTGTTGATAATTTTCTCCCATCTTCTTTACTTTCTAATATTCCTTTAATTTTTACTAAACATTCTTTTAATGGTTGTGGTCCTGGAG